GTAATCTAATCTTGAATCTCCATATATTCTCTCTGCTAATGTATCTGGTCTTTCACCATTCTCTATCACTACTTTATTTAATGCTGTTGCTGAACCCCTTAAGTGATCAAATAATTTTGTTCGACGAAAAAGATTTTTTACAATGATGAAATCTTTAGAAGAGTTTTTATGTGATAATGGCGATTGATACGCAATATTTGGTAATTCATTAAAGTATCCCATTAGTATCCTACTCCGTCTCCTGATCCGTTGCCTGGCAAATAATCTTCAAAGTATATTGGATTAATTTCTTTGAATGTCACATCCATCCGTACATTTACTGGTGTTCCATCCTCATATGATGAATAAGTTCCAGCATTTGTATAATTTAAATTTAAACCTGTAAGTGCACATAATTTAAATCTATTTAAAAATGGATGATCCCTTCCATCTCTCAAGTATCTTAATTGAAATACATCTGGTGATTTTAAAAATATACCTTGAGCACCTCCATTAAATTCACCTGCTTTTGCTGCCATTGACATTTTAAGAGAGCGAATAATTGATTTTACAACTCTTGATTCTTTTGGATTTCTTGGAGAAAATGTTATACTATAAGGGAATGAACGAAGATTTACACCTTGAAATAATAATTCGAGATTATTATTCAAAATTTGACCAGTTGCCCTTGTTACAACACTTTTTGCTGATATATTACCCCCTAGTTGACCAACTGCTGCACCTGATATTGCTGCTCTGATTGCATTCTGTGTATCATCATTTAAACCAGGAATATTTATTCCAGCGTTTAAAGCTCTTATTGCTTTTTGTGCATTGTCAATACTACCTACAACACCATCTTTCATCATTTGTTGAGCGACTGCTAATCCTGCAAGTTCAATCGCATTTACCCTATCGTCTCCCCAAGTCACTGAATTAGAATCATTTATTTCTTGAGGCATTGGTAACTCAATAAAATATTTTGTTTTTGTTTTATCTTTATGTCGAGTCGTTGCATTAGAAAATTCAAATTCTAAACTTGGATCACCAATCTTGTTATTAGGATTTCTTGTATTAAAGTCTGCCTTTTCTTTTTGCGACATAATATAGTTTTTTTTCACTGTTCCATCTTTTAATGTTACGTCTTGAAAAAGATTATTAACTTTCATCCCCATCGTCGCACCATTTTCTGGTGGTATAAATTCAACACATTTTATTTGTAAGGTATCTCCTGTCTTTTCTTGCATTGAACGAGCGATAGGATATGACAAATATCTATCCATCCCATTATTTCTATCACCTCTGAAAGTTTGTTGGTTTTTAGGAGCTTCATTATTAGCGACTTTTATAGTTTTACTATCAAAAGCACTTACTCCTCTTTCAAAACTATTGTTAAATGCTGTATCACCTTTTTTACTTGGTATCATTTATCGACCTTTGTATCAATTATTAAGTATTTAGTATGATTTTGACAAAAGGTAAAGTTCTTAAATCTCTCAACTCCATTTCATCCACTTTGTACAGACCACCAACTACTTCTTGAAATGTATATTGTCTCATTTCACCCCAATGATAGTTTAATCCTTTGAATCCCCATTGAAAAACATCAGTTACAGCGACAAGTGGGTGTGAGTCATATGCTATGCCAGGTGTTTTTGCACGATAAACAAAAACATAATAATTACCTGCTTCAGGAACATTACTTCCTTCAGTTAAAACACCTAATACCTCTGTTGCTAAATCATCGGGACTTTCATTACCGATAAGATTTTTCATTATAGGATCTATACGACTCATATATCTAACTCTTTTTCTGTAATGACTTTGAACTCCCACATCCTGTCAGCACAATACTCTCTTGCTGCTTTCCATTTTGCCTGATTTCTAGCATATTCAAATGCTTCACGAATGTATCCTTTGGTTTGTCTTTTTGGTTTTTTAGGTTTAGTTGTTTGTTTAAGTGGTTTAACCTCAATTAAGTATCTTTTTATCTTTCCTGTATTCTCTTGAACTTTGATATAAAAATCTGGAAAGTAACGATGCACACGACTATCGTGAGGAGATATGTATGGTAATGCTATTTCTTCACTTCCCCATTCTAAAATCTTTGCATTTTTATCACAATACACCATAAACTTTCTTTCCCAAAGTGACCTGTAAATAATATTAGTTGGATCACCTTTGTACTTTCTAGGAAAGGATGGATAGTATTTTCCCCTATAAGCCATCTAAATAACTATACTATAGAAGTATTTAGAGTGCCAGCACCAAGACCAAGAAGAATATCAGATATAATGCCGAAGCTACAAAGAGTAGCCCAGTCATCTCATTTTCTAGTAAAATTTGTATTACCTGCTAGTCCTCTCAGGACATTTATGAGGCAAAAAGGTATTAATGATCGATTCATATCAGATAATGTAGGATTACTTTGTAGTGATGCAGTTTTACCTGGTAGTGCAATGGCATCACTCAATACTGCAGGTGATTATCAAGGTTTAGTTGAGAGATTTGCTCATACAAGAAATTTTACACAAATAAATTTAGAGTTTTATGTTGATTTAGAATATAAGACAATGAAATTTCTTGAGCATTGGATGGAATATATTTCAGGACAATCATCAGCAGATCCAATAAGAGATGCATACCATTTTAAAATGGCATATCCTGATCAGTATAAATCTAATGATACAAGAATTGTAAAGTTTGAAAAGGATCATTTTCAATTTTTAGAATATAGATTTGTCGGACTATTTCCGATAGCACTTAATTCAACAAGAGTATCTTATCAGGGTTCACAAGTTTTGAAAGCAACCGCTAGTTTTAGTTTTGACAGATATATTTGTGGTGAGACATCATCACTTGCAAGAGCGTTAGGACTTGATTTAAATAATCGATTAGGTAGAACAAATAATGGGACAATACAGTATAATAGTGCAAACACTCTTAATGAGGTTATGGATGGAGTCGCATTATTAAATCGTAACACAGTTTATCAATTTAATTCTCAAGGTGTTTCTACAGGAAGTGATTCAACAAGAGGTGCACCTCAAGTTCCCTTTGCACCACCTTATACAAGATAGGTTTTAAAAACCCCTATAAATAATTTTACTGAAGTGTAGTAATCATTATGCCTTTACCAACCATTTCAACACCAACATATGAGTTAGTGTTGCCTTCGTCAAATAGAAAAATAAAATACAGACCTTTTTTAGTCAAGGAAGAAAAGATTCTTATTCTAGCAATGGAATCTCAAGATACAAAACAAATTGCAAGAGCAGTTAAAGATGTAATTTCTCATTGTATTTTGTCAAAGGGAATCAAAGTTGAAAAACTTGCAACTTTTGACATTGAATATTTGTTTTTAAATATTCGTGGAAAGTCTGTAGGTGAGGATATTGAAGTGATGGTAACTTGTCCAGACGATAATAAAACACAAGTGCCAATGTCAATTAATGTTGATACTATTAAAGTTCATATAGATGAAGAACACTCTAAAGATATAGTTTTAGATGATGTTTATACTTTGAGAATGAAATATCCATCACTTAATGAGTTTATTAAAACAAACTTTGATAATGTAGATGATATGAAAGTTGATGATACCTTTGACTTAATAGCATCTTGTATTGACCAAGTTTATTCTGAAGAGGAATCTTGGGCATCAGAAGAATGTACGAAGAAAGAATTAACAACATTTGTTGAATCTTTAAATTCAGGACAATTCAAGAAAGTTGAAAGGTTCTTTGAAACAATGCCTAAATTATCTCATACTGTCAAGGTAACTAATCCAAATACGGAAGTTGAAAGTGAAATTAAAATAGAGGGGCTACAGAATTTTTTCGGATAAGTATGTCTCATGAGGATCTTGCATCATACTACAAATTAAATTTTGCTTTGATGCAGCACCATAAATATAGTTTAACTGAACTTGAAAATATGATTCCTTGGGAGAGAGAAATTTATGTCACACTCCTACAACAATATGTTGAAGAGGAAAATTTAAAAGCACAACAAGAACGTAATGGATGAGGAACAACAAACTTTAGCATCACCGTTAGCAGGGAGTATAAGAGGTATTAGAAGAAGTGTATCTTCTAGTGTCTTCTCTGGTCGTGCGTTGCCT